GCCTAAGACGCGTAGCGCGCTCGGATTGCGTGCAGGTTTGGGAAGTGAGGTTGGCCCCTGAAAGCCTGCCTGTGGGGCTCTCGGGGGCCTTTTGGGGGGTGTTTAGCTGGCTTGCTGGAGTCTTGCCTGCTGGGCTCGATACTCTTCGAGGGCCTTGTCTCGCTTGCTGGCATTGTAGGCGCGGTGGGCGAAGGCGATGTTGTCTATGTTATGCTTGCCTCCGCGTGAGACTGGGGTGACGTGTTCGATGGTTAGGCTTAGGCGGTGGCGGCGCGGCACGTGCCTTTGTCGATTTTGATGAGCGGGACGACTGGCCGGTTGTTCATTATTGAATTCTTCCTGTCGTTGTGTGTTACTCGTTGTTGGATGCCTTCCTTATGATATGGTTGCCGACGCGAATTGTGTCGACAAGAAGGGAGTGTAGGACTTGTCGGTCTCGCGTGCCTATTGCCTGCTTGAAATATTGGTAGGTCCTGAATGTTGGATTGAATGTGGGGGAGTTCTTGTTAATTACGTCAAGAAGGTTTGCGGATAGGCGCGCCTCTTCGAAGACGTCTCGCGCATTTCTGGTGAATGTTGTGTTTGCGATGGCATTAGAGAGGATGGCGGAGGTGGCGCACAGGTCAGTGAGTGCGTAGATGGGTGCGATACTTCCGGCATTGCTGACGACCGCATCCATTGATAGCGCCGCACTATGTATTGTTGCTTCGGTCAATGGGAATGTTTTGGTTGGTGCGATGAGGTGGTGCCAGCTGGCAGGTCCTGCGTATTGGAGTGCAGTGTAGGTTTCGTCTACCATGATTGGTTCCTTTCGGTGTGCTGATGTCTGTAGTGTAGACAGGGTTGGACGCGGACGTCAAGCGCCCATGGGGGTCCAGCCGAGGTGGTTCAGTCTGGAGTAGTCGCCTTCGCGTTCGAGGAGGACGTGGCCGGTGCGCCCTTCCCTGTTTTTGGCGACGTGGATGTCGGCGCGGGTCCAGTCGGTGACTCCGTTCTCGTGGGGGCAGGAGAGGAGGAGGACGACGTTTGCGTCCTGTTCGATGTTGCCTGATTCCCTGAGGTGGGAGAGCTGGAGTTCTCCGCCGGGGGACTGCTCTGCCTGTCGTCCGAGCTGGGCGATGGCGAAGACGGGGATTTGGAGGTCCTTGGCGAGGTTCTTGAGGGAGCGTGTGTATTCACCGATGAGCTCCCAGCGGGCTCGCCTGTCGCCGGGGGCGGCGTTGATGAGGCCGATGTAGTCGATGAATGCTGCGGTGAGGCCGTGTTGGCGGTAGAGGAGGCGTGTGGTGGCTACGAAGTCTCCGATGGTGAGGTTGGCTCGGTCGTCGAAGTGGATGGGGAGCTGCCTGAGGTGGGGGGCGGCTGCTGCCATGCGGGCTTGTTCGTCGGGTGTGGGGTGGCGGCGGCGGGTTACTGCGTCGCCGGGGACGTTGGCGATGTTTGCCATGATGCGTGACCAGAGTTCGCGGCCGCCCATTTCGAGGCTGGCGAAGTAGACGTGGCCGGTGTCTGCGAGGCTTGTGGCGGCTTGGAGGGCCGCCAAGGTTTTCCCAACACCCGGGCGTGCGGCCAGTACGTAGAGGCCGCCTGGCTTCCATCCTCCGAGGATGCGGTTGAGGTCGGGCCAGGGCGTGGGGGTGAATGGTGTGGCTTTGGTGGTGAAGTCGGTGATTTGCGTGAGGCAGGTGTCGTTGTTGACGAGGGTGGTGCTGCCGGTGCTGACTTGGTTGAGGAGCTCCCTGATGGATACTTCCGCGTCGCTAGGGTCTCCGCCTGCTTCGATGATTTGGAGGCCGCGTGTGCAAGCGTCTGCGAGGTGTCGGCGGGCATTGTCGTCGATGAGCTTGTTTGCGTGGACGCCTGCGAGGTTGATGTGTCCTCCGTGGACGCCGTTCATGGTGTCGAGGAGGTAGTCGGGGGTGACGTTTGCTGTGGTGATGGAGGGTAGCTTGTCGAGGAGGAGGGCTGGGGTGAGTCCTTGTCCTGGGTTTTTCTGTTTGTAGTCTTCGACGAGTTGCCAGATGGCTGCGTTGCGGGTGTCGGCGAAGTGGTGGGTGTGGATGTTGTCGAGGTCGATGAGGGCGTTGCGGTCGCCGCTGAGGGCGATGCCGATGATGATGGTTTCGGTGTTCATGTTTTGTGTGGGACGCTAGGAGTGGCGGCAGTTAGTCGTACAGTCCAGTGAGGGCGACAGGAATAGCGGTCTTCCAGGTGAAGATGTTGTCGCCGAGGGCGCTTGGGGTGATCACACCTCCTTGTAGGGGGCCGGTGAGAAGGTAGTAACCGCGAGAACTGTTGTAGATGTCCACGAGGACTGCGGCACTGCCTGCGACATTTACCCCCTTACTGGCTCCTTCGGTGATGATGATAAGTGGGGCGGTTGGCCAGTTGTCCATGGTTCAGCCTTTCGCGATGTGGTTGGCGGTGCGGATGATGTCGATGAGGAGCATGGATAGGACTTGTGGGTCGTTTGTTCTCAGTGCTCGCGCGACATGTTTGTACGTAGCCACGTTGGGGGTGAATTGTGGCAGTCCCTTGTTGGTGGCGTCGAGGATTGCTGCTGTCGTGCGGGCGTCCTTGAAGATGGCGTGCGCGTTGGTGCGATGAGGTGGTGCCAGCTGGCAGGTCCCGCGTATTGGAGTGCGGCGTAGGTTTCGTCTACCATGATTGGTTCCTTTCGGTGTGCTGATGTCTGTAGTGTAGACAGGGTTGGACGCGGACGTCAAGCGCCCATGGGGGCGCCTGCGTTGCGAGCGCCCCCAGTGGGGGCGTCAGCCGCGCCCGGTATGCCGGTCCAGGCGGGCCTGCTGCTCTTCCCACCCTGGGTTGCCGGGGAGCCCCATGCTTGGCTTCCAGAAGTTCACGTAAGGGCGCGGGTCGATGCCGTGGTCCTTGCAGGCGTACCAGAAGTCTTCCTTGGTGGGGGCCTTTCCGGTGGCCGGGTTTATGACGAGAGGGGCCTGGATGGATTCAGGCGTGGTGAGCTCGTCCTCCCACCTGCCCTTACGTAGCCACGAGGCCGGGTAAGGGATGTACTGGAGCTCGGTATTTTTGGCTTTCCAGTTGGCCTTGTAGCGCTCAAGGCCGTCTAGGAGGGCTTGCGGCGTGGCGCCCTGTTTGATGGCGGCCCTGTATGCCTTTTGGGCGTCAAGCTTTCCGACTTTCTTGGGGTACTGCTTCCACCAGTCGTCGAAGCCGTCTGCGGGCTTCTCAGCAGGCTTCTCCGAGCTGCTGAGCGCAGGGGGGGGTGTTGGGGTGGCGTAGACATCCAAGGTGGCGTCCTCGGAGGGCTTGGACTCCTCGATGATGGTTGGCCTCTCCTGGGGGATGACGAACTCCGGGTGCGTGGCGGCGGCCATGTTGGGGCCGACGCTGTTGGCCCGGCAGTATCGCCATCCTTCCTCGGTGAGACGGGAACCGACGGAGTCCTGGTGGGGGTCTGGGCTATTCTTCCAATCGGGCTTGTAGTTGGGGGACTCTGTGGCTGTCCACTCGTAGACGTTGTGGTCCCAGCGAGCGCCGGGGCGGCGGTCCTTGTAGATGCGGATCACCTTGGCGTCGGCGAGCTCCCTGAGGGCGTACTGTAGTGCGCGCTTTTTGAGGCCAGTGTCTCGTTCTAGTGTGTCAATGCTGGGGAATGAGACGTGGCGCCCGGGCCAGTCCGGGGTGTTGTCGCTGGTTCGTGCGGCGAGGATAAAGGCGACGATCTTGGTGCTGTGCTTGAAGCCATGGAGTGCGGCGGCTTCCGCTTCACAGTAACGCATGGTATCCTTTCTGTGTGTGTTCCAGTGGGGCGCCAGCATAGCATGGGCTGGCGCCCCACGCTTTTAGTTGTGTCCAGGGTAGAGCTTGTCGTGCAGTGTTGCGCTGAGTTCCGCGCACTTAGCTTCTGCGACTTGCCGGGAGGCTTCGACGTAGGAGTCCAGCAGGGCGTATGGGAACTGCACGTCGCAGAGTGAGGCGGCGTGACGGAGGCCGATCACAAAGGCTTCTGCCACGTGTGGGTGTACCGCGAGGAAGTTCACTTCATAGGTCTTTGAGTGGCCTTTGGTTGTGATGAGCCCATACTTACGGAGACGGTTGGTGCGACGCGCGGCCACTGCGGAGCCCTCGTACATGCGCCCTACTGTGATGGCGAAGCCGTATTGCATGGGGGGGGTCCATGTGTGGCGGACAGGCAGGTGGCGGTCATCCGGCAGCACCTGCCTGTCCGCCACACATGGACCC